AGAAATCCTAACTCTGCATTTAACGTTCAGCCTCTCAACTACACACCGTTCACACCTCCAACAACCTTCGGACAATAATGGCAAAGAAACCAACTCTTAAAGACCTCTTCGGCGTAGGGGAAGATCGCGAACAAGTAAGCCTTGACTTAGGACAACGCGCTCTTAATCCAGCAGTGCCTAGAGGCGGCAACTACAACGTTGCGGTGCAAAGCACTCCCAAGACAAACCAAGCTTTAGAGTTTGCAGCTAACTTAGAAAAAGGGGTAAACCTTTACGGTAATGTTGTTGATTTTAATGTGAGGCGCGCAGAAACCGACATAGCTAAACTGAACGATACACAAGTTGCAGAGCTTATTGCAGGAAACGATAAGGATGCTTTGAGCATCTTTGGCTACAACAAAGCCTACAACTACGGACTAGTTAAAAGATATTACGCCACAAAGAAGGCAGAGATTGCTAGTCAGATCGATGAGATGACTAATAACACTGAAGACACAGACATCCTAGCTTTCAAGCGTAGGTTAGATGCCCGTAAGGTTGAGATGTATGACGTCATTGGTGAGCAGTTCAAAGACAACCGCTACACAACTGAGGCGCACAATGCCTTGTTTTCTGCAACAGTCACGCCTTTGATTGAACGAGCTGAGTTACAATTTCAAGAGAATCAAAAGGTAGCTGTTCGTGCTGAGTATCTTACCGATAGCGCGCAGATATTAGATGCGCGGGATGCTGAAGGAAAGTATGCGTCTGATATGACCACTGCCCTTCAAGTCACTAAGGACAACCTTGCTGCTAGAAACCTTGAGGACAACAAAGAGAAAAAGTCTATATACGAGGATGTAGTTCGCAATGGTATAGCTGACGCTTTGTTAAATGACGATCCAGAAAGAGCTAGAGAGTTACTAAAACAAGCAGGTGATTTTCAGATATTTAAGGGAGCTAAACTAGATAGAACGCTTCTCAAGACTTTAGCACGTGAGATAGATACTGCTGAAAGTAGAAGCGATGAGAGTATCAGTAAATTCTTAGGTCTTATTGATAATCAAGGTGAGGGTTTGGCCGCTCTTCTAATGACTGGAAGTGATGAAAGCGTATTAGCTTCATTACGTGCAACCCTCAAAACAATTGGCTATGACGACGCATACATAGATTCAAGTCTACAAGGCTTTGAGCTAACAGGAACGGCTAATCAAAAGGGCGCGCAGGTTATGCGAAAGATAGCCGAACTACAAGTTGACGAAAAAAATCAACGCAAGATAAACGGGCTTGGGCAGGTAATTGAGACGTTAGGCGATCCACGACGTATTGCTACAGACCCAGCTGATCTCGTGACAGTGAAAGATGCAAGAAGACTTGATCCGATCATTGAGCGGATTATCTTAGCAAACCCGACCGCAAGTCGAGCCGAGCATTTAGCAGCCTTAAAGTTATTACTATTAGATGAAAGCGGTAACCCATTACCCATAGAGTCTTTTGCGGAACAGATAAACAGCGCACTTGCTAGAACAAACTGGTCGAATCCAGAAGCTTCTTCATTTAGTCGAGTCTTAAATGGATACACAAAAGGAGCACAGTCGATTCTTGTTGACGACGAATATACCCCCTCACAGATAGCTTCCTTTGAAGCGGCCTTGACGAATGAAGCTCAACGTCTCTGGGATAGGGCAGCTAGATACGATGAAAACGGAGTATTTATAGGCCACGACCGTGCGTCGTTTGACAAAGAATTAGAAACATTCTCAGAACAGCTGTATGACGATCTTATTGAGCGTGATAACGCTGAACAACTACATAGAAGACTTAATAAAGAAGGGCTTGATGCCGCTAATGTTAGTGAAAGTCTAAGCGAGGCTGGTGACCTTGCCGAGAAAAAAGACTTTGAGTCGTTAAATCCCGACAAGCCAAAGCGAGAAGATGCCATGAAAGATCGAGAGGCAATAATTGCTCTTTCGGGACAAAAAGGGCAATCGACTAGGAGAAAGACTTTGCTCATAGGCAGTTTAATACAGTATGGCTTTCCTACTATTGAGAGCTTTGATCCTAAACTGTTAAAAGAAGCTGGAATCACTTACAGCGACATTTACCTAGGTAGTGAAGTTATAAGCCGTTTGAACGATGCTATCGACGGCTTCAACAGCGATGATCCTACCCGTCAACAAGAAGACGCAATGGAATATTGGGAACAGTATGGTGTATTTGATAGGTCTGACGCAGAACAACTTCTAGAAGCTCAAGACGACTTTCTTCAAAAGATAAGAGCAATAAGCAACTAAAAATAAATGACTCCAGAACAACTTAAAGTAATGCAGGATTCTATAGGAATCCAACCTTCTTCTGCACCTTCAGTTCTGCCCGAAGTCAATTATGACGATATGAACGGAGAAACATTTTCTCTGTTAGGTGAGATAGCCAAAGAGCAAGGCTACGGCGAAAGTGCTTGGGATGAGACCGCTAAAGCAATGGGTATTGAGATTGGCGTCTCTATGGGCGGTATATACACCACCACAAAGGCGATGAAATACCTAAAGAACTTTAGGAACGCTAGACGTGTAGTTCAAGCTGGTCAAGTAGCCGCAGGATCAACTGGTGTTGGAACTTTACCAGCTGTAGCCTCGGCCGTAGTTACAGAAGGTGCTTTTGCACTTGCAGGTAACTATTTATCACAAAAGTATCGCCAAAGCGTTGGGATACAAGAAGGCATTAACAGCGGTGAAATACTTGCGACAGGTCTTCTTCTAAACCCAGTTGTCCGACAAGGCAAACGGATCAAGTTCCTAAAAAAATACTTTGATCCAGAGATGGCCACTAAGGGCATAAAGCTCAAAGCAGGAAGCTTTGCAGTGCAAGGTGCAACTGTTGGTGCTGTGTCCGTGTCTATTGAGCAAGCATTCAATGCGTTGTTTGCTTCTGATGGTGAGTTCAACAAAGACTTAACGTGGACAGATAGAGCTATTCAGTTAGGAATGGGAACAGGCATCGGTTCGACCATAGGCGGCGGGGGTCTTACAGCTCTTGACGAAGGCCTTACCCGCAGCGGTGTGTTGTTTGGCAGATGGAGAGAGGCTGTAGCTTTATCCAAAGTCAACATGACAGGCGATCTCAAAACTGACATAGACAAACTTGTGGATCGTCTTGGAAAGGTAAAAGACAATCGAAGAGCACGAGCTGCAATAACTAGAACCCTCAGACAGAAGCGCAAAGAACTACGCGACGTTGAAGCAGTCCATGACTCTGTGACTGAGGAGCTAGACGGATTTGAGCAAGCCTCTGAGCAACAATCGTCTATGGACGAGCAGCAACGCAATCGTGTTGACGAAGTGCTTGAAGCAAGACGCCGCCGAGATGAGGGCGAAGCAGAGCCTACTTCAAAATCACAAGAAGAACTAGAGGCAGAATTAAAAAGTATTGAGGACGAAATACAAACAACTTTAGATGATCCAGAACTTGACTATTTTAAAGACGAGGGAGCTTCACAAGAAAGAGCGTTACAGCCTTTGTATGAAAGACTCCGAAACGTTAAAGATCAATTAAGAGTAAATGAACCAGACGTAGAAGTGCCAGTTCTGTATAGAGGTGTTGAGGGAGATGTTGACGCCTTAGAAATGCGTATAGGACAAGACGGTAAACCTTATGGTCTTTTCTTTAGTTCACGAAAAGAAACAGCTAATTCATATATAAGAGACCCCTCTAAAGAAGCTGAAGCATTTGAAGTAACAGATGTTAAAGAATCAGATATTATAGATGTCGAAGTTACAGAAGACGGCAGGTTCAGTAAAGTTAAATTTGACGAACTTGTTAGAGCAAACCCAACTAAACTAATAAGAGCAAAAAATGCTATAGATATAGGGGGCAAGGCTAGTCTTGAAAGAGACCCAGATCGTTTGTTTTCCTTCAAATCAGATGTCTACGGCACACAGAATAAGAATTTCTTTAAGAGACAATCGGACGCCCCAGAGCCTACTCCTACTGAACCACTCATGGAGTCAGAGATTGAAGGGGTTCCAGATGCCAGCAATGCTCAGAGAACACAAGTAGCGACTACAACACAAACTTACGTTCGATCTGCATCTATTCTTGAAGATTTAGGTGAAGGTAAAATCTTAGATTTTGGAGCTGGCCGAGGAGCAGGAGCAGAGGCCATAGACGCAGATAGTTATGAACCCTATCCGCGTGAAAATTTTGTTCCTACTTTTACAGACTCAACTGATATTCCTAGCGGCTCGTATGAAAAGATAATTAGTCCAAGCGTTCTTAACGTAGTTCCTAAAGATGTAAGAAATGGAATTGTTACAGAAATAGGCCGTATATTGAAAGAAGGAGGCCATGCTGTAATTACAACAAGAACAGTTCAAGATGTAAAAGGGGCAAAATTTAAGAAACCACACTCAAGTGAAGAGAACGCATTTATTGTTGGTAAAGATGAATCTACCGCTACTTATCAAAAAGGTTTTTCAGATAAAGAATTAAGAGAATATTTACAACAAACCCTTGGAGATAACTTTGAAGTTTTACCTTTACCAAAAGCAAAAGACGGAAAGAAAGTTAATGGCGCAACCGCTTTAATAAGAAAGAAGACTCAAGACGCTCCATCGACTCCAGAGCCGACACCCGCTCCAGAAGCACCAAAAGAACCTTTGAAAAGCCGTGCTCTTTCTAGGGCTGCATATCGGATACCACATCTACGTGAGCAGTTTGACACAATAGATGTCGAAGACGGGCTGTTAAAAACAGGAAGCCTTAAAGAAGTAAGTGAGACTTACGATGATGCTTACATAATAAATGAAGCTAAAAATCGCTTAGACATGGCAGAAGAACGGCTTGGCACTGTTGACTTTGAAGACAAGAGTCCCGATTCTGATTATGCTTTCTACACAAGGGCAGTTAGTCAGTTAAAAAGATTTCTTGCGAAGTATGACAAACCAGAGGCGTCTACACCTACGCCAGAGCCGACACCCGCAGACCCACCGCCTCCACAAGACCCACCGCCCCCTGCACCCACTGGCGGCGAAGAAGGCGGTCGAAGAAACATCTTTCAAGGCATTATTGATGAAGTCAAAATCCTCAAAGAGAATCGAGAAAACGGTGTAGCCATCACGATTACAGACAAAGTAAGCAACGCATTCAAGGGAGCTACCGCAGAGTTTGAAGACAATCTTGATCGTCTCGTTGCAAACTACGACGACGTTGAAGCATTAGATAACTTAATTGCTGATCTAGACGACTACGCAAAACTCGCTGAAGAGTTCTACGAGTTAGACTATATAGACGCTAACGTCCTTCAGACACGTAGAGATGACAGAGGGATTGAGAACTTCAAAGAGATAATAACTCTAGAGCGTCAAGAAAAGCTTATAAACTTTCAAAGACTCAAAACAAAGTTAGAAATCTTCAAGAAAGATAAAGAGTTTGAGGGCATTGAAGAGCTATACAGAAAGCTATTCCCAGACGAAGAAGACATCGACGTAGACGTTGATACTCCAGATGCCCCTGCTACGGAAGAGCCGACGTCTACACCAGAGGCCGAGCCGACACCAGAGGCTGAACAGCCGACACCAGAGGGCGAACAGCCCACACCAGAGGGCGAACCGACACCAGAGGGCGAACAGCCAAAACCAAAGAAGCCTCGCAAAACGCGTAAAGATAAACTAACAGCTTCACAGCGTGCCGTGCGCCGTCTTACAAAAGAATTGAAGCGTCTACGCAGTGAGTTTGATGCTTTCTTGAATGATGAAGTGATAGAGGGAGGCACGACGAGGCGTCCAAGGCGCGTAAAGAGTGAAGAAGAAAAAGACCTAGAAGCACGTATAGCTTTCTACAAGGGAGCTGGTAAGGACGTAGCAAAGATAGCAGAGCTAGAAGAACGTAATGCCTTGCTATCATCTTTGGTTGCTGGCGAAGACGTATCTGCAATCAATCAGCAAATTGGGATGCACCCAAAGAGGAAAAAGGAGCTAGCGTTATTCAATCCAGAAAAGCAAGAGAGCTATCTAAATACACTCAAAGAACGGGAAGCACTTCTCAAGAAACAACTACGCGACCTACAAGCAAACGAGCTTGCGCTTGAGATTGATAAGATTGTCAACACGTCAAAGTATACGCAAGGAGCTGTTGGTAATCTAATCAACGGGTATCTAACCTTTAGAACAGCGGCCTTCTTGGATCAAATGACAACCGCTACGTCGGGTATTCCAAGTGCCATGTGGTATACGCTTTCCGATCCAGTCCGTGACATACCGAAGAACATCATTAGAGCGGCAGTCCTCAAAGACGCGAGCGTTGTTGAAAGGTTAAAGTTTGCTGCCTCTTCTAACCTTGCGTTCTACGACGCCGTTATGACTATGTTCCGTTTGGATACATACAAGGGAATGTATCGGACAGTAAGAACACGCGGCCAGTCTTCTCTCTTTTACAAGGACTCAAACAGATACGATGAGGCTGCCGAAGGCACTCCGTTCGGAGGCTCACGCAGAATGCAAGGAGGAAACACTCTTCAGAGACGAGCTGCACAAGTAACTCCAGATGCTGAAGGAGCTTTAGGAGGCTTCATCAGAAAAGTATCGGGAGCACCACCAGCACAAGCAGCCGCAGAGTTGATCTTTCTTGGTCAGACTATGCTAGGAACAATCGACGTCCCCTTTGAGCGTGCAATGCTCATGGGCAAGCTACGTGCCGAAGGGTTGCGTAGAGCGATACGAGAAGGAGCTACAAACCAACAGGAGTTCATCAAAGCTTACATGGATGCTGCTTTCATGGAAAAGAACGGCATGAAAGTGTTCAACTATGAACAGAGTGAATACAGAGATATTGCCAACGAAGTAAGAGGCAACCTATTCAAACGCCGTGACCTATATGATGGCGACATTCAACTAACCGAAGCCGAGCGTCTAGTAAATCTAATAAACAAACACACAGGACGTGGTGTTGTATTTAGTAATCTCTTCCGTTTGTTCTTTGCAATCATCAGCACGCCAATACGCGCTACTGCAAGAACCGTAGACTTTGCCATCAGTCCAATAGCAGAACCACTCGCTAAATCTTTCGGTCTAACAGCATTAGCTGTCAGACGAGGCGAAGGACGTGTAAGTTCTATTTTTGGTAAATACAACGCAAAGATAGGAAACCTTGAAGCTGATATTACAAAGGCTGATCGATTGCTTAAAGACAAGTCTCTTTCAGATAAGCGTATTAAAGAAATAAAAGCAAGCAGAGATGCAAAACGCGAAGAGCTACGAGTAACCGAAGAACTTAGAACCGAACAATATCTCAACGATGTAGGCAAAACCATGCTAGCTGCTGGCTTATACATCTTGTTCTGGAAGATGGCAGAGAGCGGTCAGATAACAGGATCGGGTGCTCACCTAACTAATGACGCAAAGCGTGAATCTAAGTTCCAAGCCTACAAGCTTATTGGCGAAGATGATGACGGCACATACATGCGTGACTATCGACTGTTTGAACCTCTTCGACTTATCGCATCGATAACTGCTGATATGCAAGCATACTATGCGTTAAAGAGCGTAGGACAGGAAGATAAAAGTCTGCTTGCACTAGCCCAGTCAGAAGACAGGGGCGCGCTGACGGAGAACCAAACAGCTATGGCTACCCTTCGTAGATCATTTAGATCAGCACTGACTGACATGCCCTTTACAACAGGATACAGACAGCTCATAGATATCTTCCTACCAAGGTCTGATGATCCAGACACAGCAGAGGCAATCAGTAAGCAAGCAAGACTCCAATTAGTAGGAAGTCTTGCGCCTATACCTGCTCAAATACGAGGTATCAACAGGCAAGATGATCTTGTGTATTACGATAAGTCTCAAGGAGATACGTTCAGTAATATATTTGCAAACGCGCTATCCACAGAAACTCCAAACGTTTTCCGTGACAAGCTAGGCCGCCCAAGTCAACGGCCAGAGCAAAACGCTTCTACAATCGTCTTCCGTTATGGTAAGCAAAGAATGCCCAGCCCATACGAACCAGAGCTTGACGAAATCATAAACGACGATGCAAAACGCGGAAAATTTATTACTAAATTACCTACAAGAGTTGGAGACGTTGAACTCAAAAAGTTTGTAAACGAAGAAACAGGCGAGACGCTCTATCAACGATATGCAGATCACGTCGCATACGAGGTTGAGTTCAGGGGTAATAATCTTATAGAGGCATTGGTCTCAGAGATAGAAAAAGAACGCTGGGATGACTTATACAAAGATGGCGAAATCACTTACGGCGATCCAAGAAATGAGATTGTCAACCGTGTTGGTGCTATCGATGCAAACGTGTCGCAGAAGTCCAACAAAGGCTTAGAGCGACTACAAGATATCATTCTAAAATACCGAGCGCGAGCAAAACGAGACCTCTTAAACTTAGAGTTTACTGAGGGCTACTTTATAAACTATCGCGGTCAACAAATGTCTGTAGAAGAATACTTAGAAATGATACAGGAGCGAGTAACACCCGCAGCAATAAACTTTTAATTAACAAAACTATCCTAATCATGAACAGCCAACACATCCCAAGCGCAATAGGCACAGCAGGTCTGCTAGGCACTATGACCCTTAGTGACATCAACACGCTTGTTGCCATTGCAGTTGGTTTAACGACTCTGACCTACCTAATCATCAAAATAGTAAAGGAACTAAGAAGTGGATCAAACGATTGATTGGATTACAGCCTTGTGGCCTGTAGCGGTCGGATTCGTGACGCTTGTTATTGTCTTAGCGAGGATGCACTACAACATAGAGGCGATCACAGAGAAGGTAAAAATACTATTTGATTTCCACAACAAGAGAAACGAAAAATGAGCGAAACAAGAAACCAAAAGATGGAGGGTCTTCAAGACCTCTTGATCGATGAATTTATCCGACGCATCCAAGACGGCGAGGCGACCGCTGCTGATCTAAGTGCAGCACGTCAGTTCCTCAAGGACAACAACATTTCGGCACAGGTAACCGACGAGAACCCACTAGCTAAACTCGTTGAAGTCTTGCCGTTCCGTGACGAAAACGTTGACCCTGTAGTGGTAGGCGGTAATAGTCATTAGACGTGGAGATACCCGAACAGTTCCAAGATTTCCGAAACTTTCTATTCGTCGTTTGGAAGTCACTTAACCTACCAGCCCCAACCAAGATACAATATGAAATTGCTGAATACATGCAGCACGGAGACAAGCGAGCAGTTATACAAGGTTTTCGAGGGGTTGGAAAAAGCTGGATATGCTCTGCTTACGTTGTTCACCAACTCCTCCTCGACCCCAGAAAAAATATTCTGGTTGTCTCTGCTTCAAAGACACGAGCAGATGACTTCTCAACTTTTACCCTTAGAATCATTCACGAGCTGCCCATCCTCAAGCACCTCATTCCCAACGATAAACAACGATTCTCTAAAATCTCTTTCGACGTCGGACTTGCACCAGCTAGCCACGCACCTTCCGTCAAGTCTCTCGGAATTACGTCGCAACTAACAGGTAGTCGTGCCGACATCATCGTGGCCGACGACGTTGAGGTTCCCAACAACTCAGCTACCCAGACCATGCGCGACAAGCTGTCCGAGCAGGTCAAAGAGTTCGACGCAATCATCAAGCCAGAAGAGACGTCAAAGATTCTCTTTCTAGGCACACCCCAGACCGAAGACACCATTTATAAACATCTCTCTGAGCGAGGCTACAGGACGCGTATATGGCCTTGTAAGTATGTTACCCCTCAGACGAGCCAAAACAGATACAACGGGGCAATCAGCAGCCTCTGTGTGGACGCTACGCGCGAAGGTAAGTCTACCGAACCTACCCGCTTCTCCGAGATCGATTTAGAGGAACGAAAGATATCGTATGGCTCTGCTGGGTTTGCCCTCCAGTTTATGCTAGACGCCTCGCTGTCCGACGTCGAGAAGTTCCCGCTGAAGGTATCCGACTTGATCGTGATGTCGCTTGATGCGGAACGCGCCCCAGAGAACCTCATATGGGCTAGAGACCCCCAGCTTGAATGGGACGGTAGCGTGCCAAACGTCGGCATGGCTGGCGATAGGTTCTACCGCCCGATGCAAGTCGTGGGCGAATACATACCCTATACGGGTTCTGTGATGGCCGTTGACCCCAGCGGTCGCGGTAAGGACGAAACGGGCTACGCAGTCGTAAAGATGCTCAACGGATACCTGTATGTAACAGAAGCGGGTGGTCTGTCGGGTGGCTACGACGAGCAGGTCTTAGTGTCGCTCAGTAACATGGCGAAACGTAACAAGGTCAACTATATCGTCGTTGAGTCTAACTTTGGTGACGGTATGTTTGTCGAGTTGCTCAAGCCGATTCTTAAAAAGATTCACAACTGTTCAATAACAGAAGTGAGAAGTAACACCCAAAAGGAGAAACGTATCATCGATACGCTTGAGCCTGTCATGGCTCGTCACAAACTAGTTGTCGATCCGAAGGTCATACAGGAGGACTATCAGTCTGCTCAACGGTATAAAACAGAAAGTCAGCTCAAATACCAACTGATCTACCAGATGACTAGACTGACAAGGGATCGTGGTGCAATCACTCACGATGACCGTTTGGATGCCCTTTCGATTGGAGTGGCCTACTGGTCTGAACAGATGGCGCAAGACGCCCAAGTGCGTATCCATGAGAGGAAACAACAAACCTTACGCAAGGAACTAGATAGCTTCGTAGAGGCTTACTATAAGCAGCGAAAAGGGTCGAAAAGTGACTTCTCATGGCTATAACCACAAACGTTTAACTACTAACGACTTATGACCAATGATCTTATAGGGGGAAGGGAAGGGCTATTAGTTACTAATTGATAACTATTCGATTATGAATAGGGAAGGCAGTGGTAGCTAATACTATTCGATAACAATAAGTAACTAATTGATAACAACACGCTACTACTAGTATGGACGATATATTTGAAAAAGCTTATGCATCTCTAGTTGAGCACTACGAAAATGTGGTGATCATCGCCTCAGATGACCCGCATGAGTGCAACGTAGAGTATAACAATGCGTTTGCAGCACGTGGTCTTTTAGATTCTGCACGGAAAGTCGTTGACAACAACCTAGACGACGGTAAGTCTGATGATTACGACATCGTTTGGGATGACGACGAGGACGATGAGTGCGGTGATTTTTGTCAATAAAGTGTTATATGTGTGTTATTGCGACTAGCCCTCAGATTGGATAGAACCTCTCTGGGGGCTTTTTGTGTTATCAGAGCTTTCAACAAAACACTAAAATTTATGAGGACAATAATTAACATAGTTTTGATATTAGTTATCTCTGCTTCTCTAGTTCTGATTGATCGAGATTTAAAAAAGCAACAGCAAACAATATTAGATCAGCAAAATACAATAGATTCCCTAAGTAAGCAGATTGGTTATCACGATATACGAATAACTTCTCAGCTAAACACGCTTATGGTTCATCGGTCTCGACTAGAACAAATAAAAGATTTCCTAAAAACCATCGGATCGTCCTTTGTTAAAAAGTAACTTTGTGCCAGCGGATATTTTGGTAAAAAAATCTGAGGGGGTTACGCATATATACGGCGGCGATTTTGCCCCGTGGCCGTCGCGCAGCGCGCAGCGCGTCGCGCAAACGTCAGCGGCCGTGCGCAACCCGTTGCAAATCAGCGGCCGCCACAGCATAAAAAGTGCTTTCCAGCCGCAAACGCACGGCCACACGCAGCGCACACGCACGGCCACACGCAGCGCGCACGGCTGCGGCCGTCGGCGCGTGTGCTGGTTCGCGTGTTTTTACAATTGGCCGCGCTGCGCAGCCACACGCAGCCACACGCAGCCACACGCAGCCACACGCAGCCACACGCAGCCACACGCAGCCACACGCACGCGCACACACGCTGCACGCACGCAGCGCGGCCGCACGCACGCACACGCGCACACGAGCGCACACGCGCACACGAGCGCACGAGCGGGCGCGCATTCTTTTTTTTACCGTCGGCTATTTTAACGCTTGCAACCGTCGCGCATCTAGTTTGCTATAGCACGCGAGCGGCGCGCCGTTGCGCGTCGCCACTTAATCCACACACACAAACTGACATGAATAACGAAACTTACCAAGTGGTTGTTTATTACAGCGACGCCGCACTAGGCTCGCCAGAATGGCACACTTTTTTGACTCACGAAAGCGCAGCGGCCTTTGTGGCCGAGCGCGCAGCATGCGACGCCGTGCGCGGCTGCGAGCTTTACAAGCTGCTATCTGTTACAACAAACCCGAACGCAGCGCAATTATGAATACACACAAACACCACACACACGCCGAGACCGCCGCCATTGCGGCCAATCGGCTTTACAATGAATTGAAAGCGGCCGAGCCACTCGCAAAGCAGCTTTTCCACCATTCGGAAAACACGCGCGGCGATATTAATGACGTCGAGCTAAACACCGAAACCATAAACAAGCTGCGCCGCGTGGCCGAGCTGGCCAAGCGTATTTACAACGCTGCGCAAACTGCGCGCAGCAACTATGAATATTCGACGCACACTCTCGACGCGGAAGGCGCGCTCGGGTTTTCCATAGAGGTGAGCGGCTGGAACAATGGAAAGGCGGCCGCCAGTGAGTAAAGCACGCTATCACGACATGCGGCTGCGCGATCAATTGAAGCTTGCGGGCATGCTATTAAGCGCGCAAATCGCGCACGCTTGGCCGAAAGCACACGGTAAAGGCGTCTATAAAGCCTTAACGCGCGCAAAGGCCGAGATTCACGCGGCAATTCAGGAGCTAGACGAAAGGCTAGCCAAATGAATAGTTACAAGCGCAGCCTTTCCGACGCCGAGCGCGCACGTGTAGATGATTACACCGATTGGTTAATCGGCCATCTGGAAAAGCCGACGCGCGACGGCGACGGCGTTATTCAATTCCAAGTTACGGGCGGCCGTGATACCAGCGCGGGCGGCGTGCTTGACGCTGTAAACTGCGCCACTGGCGAAACACTCACCGTTGCTGTCCGCATGCTAGCGAACGGCGACATCATAAACACACACACACAAACCAGCTAAAAACATGATCATATCACATGACACACAAACCAGCGGCGGCGATCTATTCGCCACGCTTTCCGATATCGTAGAAACAACCGCG